CTGCTGGAAACCGTGACAGTCTGGAAACGGTTATCCACATTGGACACTTCGCCAGTTGCCGCAACGGAAGTTGCCTTCGGCACATAGAACTGCGCGCCCGCAACGGTTGTATTCACCGTCAAGCCAGCGCCACCAGCGGCGGCAGTCTTGCGAAGGGCATAGTCCAGCTTGTAGGTATCGAAACTGGCCACCGTGCCAACCAAAGCGCGGCGCAGCGCGTTATCGCTGGTCTGATTGCCGAAGGAACGGGTCACGGCCTGAAGGTTGCTGGCCATGCCGTTATAGTCGCGTGTGGAAAGCGCCAGATAGCGATCTTCCATCATCACGCCTTGTTCATTCATGATGGCTTCGCACTGCGCCACGTCATCAAAGCCGGACGCGGCAACCGTGCGCTTCACAAACAAGGTGCCTTGCAGCGCCGCCACGTTCATGATCGCCACGTTGATGTCCGACGCCAGCTTTTGCTTGGCAGCGTCGCCAAGGCGGTTTTCCTGCAAGGCATCGCGCAATTCAGTGCCGGTCATAACCCATGGCACGGAGCGCTGAAAGCCAATCGTCGCCGGGACGGAAAGCTGCGTATAATCGTCGAAATTGGCGGTCATATCGGTCCCGGCATAACTGGTCGCGATATAGGGTTGCGGACGCCAAATGACGTTGTTTGTGCGCTCCATCATCACCTGATCGGTGTTGTAGATCGCCACATTTCTGGAAAGAACCAGCGCATCCTGAAAGCCTTCAAGGATATTCTCGAAGGCGATGCGCTCTTCTTTGTTAAAACTGTTTGCCATGTTTCATAGCCTCATGATTGAGAGATGGAAGATTGTTGCCATGTCTCACCCATAAGGCCGGGCGGCTGCCGTTCTATGCCCTCTGCGATTTTCGGCTCGCGACACCTGGGCGCCAGCACTTTACGCCAGCGCCTGGCTTGGCGTCAATTACTTTCTGCCTGCCATGGCCTTCTGGCGCTTGTAGGCAATGACCTTGGTCATGTCGCCCGTCCGGGCAGCTTCCTCGCGTAGTCGTTCCAGGGTGCCATCAACGGCGCCGGATACGGATACGCCACCGGTTGAACGGATGGGTTTTTCAGGCGCGGGGGGCGCCTTGCGGGGGGTGACTTTCAATTGCGCCTCCAGTTTGGCAATGGCAAAGGTGAACTTGACGGGATCGGTAATGGCAGCCAATTCCTTGGCCTTGGCCGGGTTCCGTCCCATGGCGTAAATCAGCAAGGCCGGGTTTTCGGCCCCGGCCACGATGATGCTCTGTTGCGGCACGCTGAACGTGGTTTGCGCCACGGCTTCGGCGTCGTCATAATCCGGCACGCGCAATTCAGCCTTGGCCTTGCCGTAGCCTTCCAGCTTGGCCTGCCATGCCTTTTGCTGTTCCTGTTCCGCTTGAAGCTGGCGCGTGATTTCCGCATCGGCAGTGCGCTTGCGCTCATACCAAGCCGTCAATTCGCGCTCATAAGCCTCGGTGTCATAGTCGTGATCTTCAAGCGTTGGTTTTTTGCCGGGATCGGTTGCGGGCGGTGGTGTAGCTTCCTTGGCAGCTAGCTTGTCCCGCAATTCCTTGATCTCACGCTCGCGCTCGCGGTTGACGCGGCGCAATTCCCGGACCCATTCAGGGGCGGGCGTGGTATCTTGCAGCTCCGGTGGGGGTTCATCGCCAATAGTGACGATTACCTCCTCCGGCTCCGGGGCGGGCGTATCTGGCGCCTCAGCCTCGGGCGCGTCAAGTGGTGCAACCTGCTCCTCGATCTCAAGGTCAGGCTCTTGCGTCTGTGCTTGGCTCATATTTGGTTCCTGTCTCGCCCTTCGCCGGCAGGGCGGGTGCCGTTATTTCTTCCGGCGCGCAGCGCGCATGTTATCCACAAGGTTTGGATACGGGCGTCCGGCTTTTTTCGCCATGGCCTTCGCCGCCGCCTTTTGCTTGGGCGCCAGCTTCTTGTCGCCCTTGGTGGGGTCTTTGGTATTCCAGACGGGCTTTTTCATTTTGCCTTGTTCCTGTTGCTGATGGCCTTGGCTTTTGCCTTGGCATCGGCCTTGCTTGATGCACCCCAGGCTTGCAGGCTTTTCAGCAGGCGCGTTGGCTTGCCTTCCGCGTCACGCTCCGGGCCGGGCATGTTGCCCATTCGCGCCAGAAAGGAAGCCCGGCGCGGGTTATCGCCAGCCTTGACGGGCGCCTTTAGGTCCGAACCCGGATTGGCCTTCTCATAGGATCGGCGCCCGGCTTCATTCAGGCCACCCTTCGCGTTCTTCCCGGCCTTACGGGTCCAAGCTGGCGATTTCATGCGATGCCCCTCAATGAAAAACGATCTCTTCGCCGTCTTCCAGCAGCAATTGCATTGCCGCCATGACAGCCGCCATTTCTTCGCGTTCAAACGCTTCCTGCCGGCGCTGTAGCTTGCGCCTGGCAGCCTGCAATTCGCCCCGGACCATATCGGCCACGAACTCAGGCGTTGCGCTCACCGGCAGCGCGATAGGCTCCAGGGCCAAGCGCTCGCCTTCAATCTCCACCTCTGCCACCGGGACAGCGCGGCGCGGGCGCGGGGCGGGTTGCGCTTCATCTTCCGGCTCGGGCACGGTGACACTGGCAAGGTATCGCGCGGCGTCCTCTGCCCGGTCAAAGACCTTGCCATCCACCATATAGACCGCGCGCTTGCGCCCGCGTTGCGCGTTGCCAGGTCCGCCACCGCCGATAATCTGTGGCGGCGGCGGTGGTGCCCCTTGCGGCGCAAGAAGCGTTAGGAACATGAGTTATTCGCCTTCGCTGCCTGGGTCTTGCGGCGGCTCTGTGCCTGTTTCAACCGCGATGATGTTGTAGGGGTCATAGACTAGCTCATCATGCGGGTGCGGAAAGTCGTAAGGCCCTACGCCGTCCCAAACAATCTTGGCAATGCAAGTGCCGTTTCTCATGACAGCATAGTAGCTCATCAGTAATACTCCACCACGATGCAAAGCCCATCGCCACCATCGCCACCCGCGCCGCTGTCTGCGCCATTGGCGGAAGCACCGCCACCGCCGCCGCCCGCGCCGTATTTGCCGCCATTGCCGCCCTTACCGCCCGCAATCGTGCCAGCGGCATCGCCCGAAGCACCACCCGCGCCAGACGTGCCGATGCCCTTCGTGATCTGCGCGCTGACAAGATAATCATTCAGTAATTGGAGCGCCCAATTGTCTATTCCGTTCCCGCCTGGATTACCCGTGCCGCCGGTAGGGCCGGTATTTGCAGCTGATTGCACATTGCTGATGTCATACGCCCGGCCACCGTCGCCGCCTTTGCCTGGGACATTGGCAGAAGATATGCCGCCACCACCACCACCGCCGCCGGGGCCAACCGTTTCCATCGAGACCGCGCTGGCGTTAGCGCCGATGCCGCTAACCGGTCCGACGGCACCATTGACGCCCGCCACAGTTGGGAATTGCGGTGGGGCGGAGTTTGTAATCGAACCTCCCGCGCCGGTTGCTGATTGAGCCGTTCTGCCAGGGCCACCGCCGGTGCCACCATCGGCGACTATCAATGACCCAAAGCTGGTGTCCGTGCCGTTGGCACCTGCCTGCCCATCTGTGTTGTCGGTTGTGCGCGCAGCCCCGCCAAGGCCACCTGCGCCAATAGTAACGGGTTCTGTCGCGCCTAACTCATCGGCCATCAACCACCGCGTTGCGATTGCGCCACCACCACCAGCGGCGCCGCCTGTGCGAACAGTGCCAGCCGCGCCGCGCCTGCCGCTACCACCACCCGCAGCGGCACCGACGCAAACAACAAAGGCCATCTTGAGGCCCGGCTGCTTAACCCAAGTATCGCTGCTCGTGTATTCTTTGATGCTGTAGCGCAGCCCATTCGGCCCGCGTGTGAGACTGCCGAGCATCAGGCTACCAGTGCCTCGGCTTGGATGGTGACTTGCGTGTTGCTAGTATCCACGCGCCGAACCTCGATCTGATTGGCGTTAGTGATGCCCACGATCAAGCGAGAAGCGCCAGACAAAACTCGCATCCCGTTGCCAGCGCCGCCGCGCCGGTATTCAATTGCAATGCTGGTGCTATTGGTCAGGTCCAGCGCGTCACATGTTGACGAACCGAAAGCAGTCCAATTCGTGCCGGTTGCCGCTGTGGTAAGCGTTAAAATGGTTGCCGATACCGCAAGCGGCACCGAAACCGGCACCGCCGCCGCCCGCAATTCGACATCGGTCAACGGTCCAGATACCGGCACCGCACTTGCGCGAAGCTCCGCATCAGTCAATGCGCCGGTTACCGCAATGCCACCGGGCGCCGTTACTGGCATCGGATTGGCCGCGCTTACATCAACCGCAACGCCATCACCGCCGACGCCAAGCTTTACCCGCTGGTGCAAAACGCCGCCGATATCATCAGCCGCAATGGTGGCGCCAGTGCCGGGCGTATAGCCTACGTTGTCAGCCATCAGCTTTCAATCCTTTCGCCAACATAGGAACCATCCGGCGCTTTCCGCACCACAACCTTCGCATTGCGCGGGCGCGATGCCTTGGCATCCACATGATCAATCTTGGCGGCAATCGCGGCTTGGCTTTGCGCCAGCCCTTCAATCGCCGCGCCAGCATCGGCAAGCGCCATGCTCATGGCGTCAATCGCGGGCTTTACAACCTTGGCAATGCCGCCGTCATTATCCACCACGATCATGGGCGGCGCGCTCGGCTCGGCCCGCATCGGGCGCGGGCTTTCAATGCTGGCGCGGGCCTTCTCCCGCTCCATATCCACTTCAGCCAGCGCCTTAATCCGCGCCACCTCGGCATTCACGCGCGCAGTCTCAGCCTGAAGCCTGGCCTTTTCCACATCGGCGTCAATCTTCGCCACTTCGCCAGCCTGCTTCGCCTGGATCATTTCGGGCGAAAACTCCGCCGCAATCTTCTGCGCTTCCGCCTTGATCTTCTCGGCCTCGGCCAATGCCTTCTCGGCCTGCGTGATCAAGTATTGCTGCTCTGGCGTCGGGGGCGGCGGCTGTTGCGCGGCCTGCGCCATTGCCTGCGCTTCCTCGTCAGTCGGTTTCAACACGCCAGTCTGCACAAGCTGCTTGCGGAAATACTCCCGCACCTCGTCAATGCCTTCGCCTTCCATGTTCATCATAGCCATGGCCTGCAGCACCTTCTGCGTCTCCGGATCGGGCGTAATGGCCATCATGCCAGTCAGGGCGCGCACGGTTGCCGCGCGCTTGCTAGAGCTAGACGGGCCGACCGTCACCGCAACGTCAAACTCGGCGTCGGATAGGTCATTCTCAAGCTCAACCGCGCCTTCATCGCTCATGATCGGGCGCATAAGCTCCACGGTGGACAACTCGCCTTGAGCGCCAATGCCCTTCATTTTCCGGCCCGGCTCCACAAAGACATCCTTGGCCATGGAAAGCCAAATCTCGCCGCACCGCTTTACAGCCTTGGCCATGTTCGACATGTAAATGTAGGCTTGCATGTCCAAGCGCTGCTGGATCATCTCCACCGCCTTGCCGGAGATGTTCGATACCATCTTGTCGGCTTGCTGCGCCGATCCAAGAATTTCCTGCATATCCTGCTCGGTCACGGCCAACATGCCAGCTAAGGCGGGCGGGATTGCCGGCGGCTTGGTATAAGCCATCGGCCCGGCTGGTTGCTGGTTTCCGCTTGCGTCTGTGATCGGGTTCAAAAGCAGATACGGGTAATTCTTCAGGTTATCCTCAGACCACATCTGTTGATGGCCAAGCACCTGTTCTGGCGTCAAGATCGGCTTTTCCACGCTGGAAAGCGCCGCAATCTCGCCCAGCTTGGAAAGCTGCATATTTTTCAGGCGTTGCGAATCCTTTGCCAGCCGGACATGACCCATGCACCGCTCGACGTTATCCACAAACCAGCGCTTGCCATACACCGGCACAATCGGGATATGCCGGCCCGCAATATGCCCGCAATCTTCAAGCACCTTGGCGCCGCTCAGGATGTATTTCCGCACCTTCCGGCGCTTGACGCGTTTGCGGCGCATTTCCCGCGCGCCGATCGCAGCCAGGCGGCCCTCAAGCTCTTCATCTTCGTCAAACTCGGCTTGGGAATGCTTTTCCTCTTCGCCGTCAAGTGTCCGGAATACTCGAATCGTCTCGGAAACCTCTTCGACCTTGTAGTATTCAGCCACATAGACAACATCTGGCGTTGCCCAGTCAAACTCCAGTTGCTGCACTTCCTTT